GGCACTCCTGCTGGAAGCGAATTAGTGCAAATTAGAGTATCCCGAGACACATCAGACACATTGAATGCGGATGCGCGGTTGATTGCTGTGAAACTTGAATATACGACTTCAACTTTTTCTGACTAATGGCTAACAGATATTGGGTGGGCGGTTCAGGTAACTGGAGCGATGATGATAACCACTGGGCAACAAGTAGTGGAGGCTCCCCTGGCGATGGGAATATTCCTACTGCCAGTGATAACGCTATTTTTGATGCTAACTCGAACGCAACGGCTTATACAGTAACGATAAACAGCACAGCGGTTTGTTTAGATCTAAATTTCTCGGCTGCACCATCCGTTTCAGGAACAATCACCTGGGCTGGAACTTCGCAGGTTACTGTTTCCGGTAATCTCATCATGTTGGCTGGTATGACAGTCTCATCGCAGGGATCAGTTGCATTTAATGCGTCTTCGGGAACAAAAACAATCACCTCTAATGGTGCAACATTAAATAGAAATGTAACCATTCAGTGTTCGGGTGCAACTTTGCAGCTTGCAGATAATCTTACTATGGGTTCAACCGCGAGTATTACCTATCAAAGTGGCACATTTGATCCGAATGGGAAGTTACTTATTATGAATGGCACATCGCAATCGATTAGTGGGGGGCTCACACTTTATGATTTGACGAGAACGGGTACAGCTGCAAAAACTGATACTTTTCAGGTTACAAATGGAAATCTCACAGTAACAAACTTACTGACGATTAATGGTAATAGTGCCATAAACAGGATTTTAGTTAGTTCTGGTGTCAGAGGTACTTCTCGTACGATAACAGCAGCATCTTTATCTTGTTCCAACCTCGATTTCCAAGATATTACAGCCGCAGGAGCTGCTTCTTGGGATTTATCCGCAATCACCGGAGGAGCAGGTGACGCCGGTGGAAACTCTGGCATTACATTTACAACCTCGACAACGCGTTACGCGGTCTCTGCAGGAAACTGGGATCAAACTGCACGTTGGGCAACTTCGTCTGGTGGAGCCAGTGGTGCCAGTGTTCCGCTTTGTCACGATGATGTGGTTTTAGATGGAAATTCAGGGACAGGCACGATTACGCAGAATATGCCGCGTGCAGGTAAGAGCATCAATTGTACAGGATACACAGGCACACTTACGACAAGCACGACCGCTTCTGTTTTTGGTAGTTGGACAATGTCTGCAGGAATGACCCTAACGGCATCAACGCAAGGTTATACGTTTGAAGGTAGGTCAAGCTATACCATAACAATGGCAGGGAAAGCATTTACGAAGCTAATTACCCTTGATGCTCCAGGAGGTACTTATACTCTTCAGGATGTGTTTACTAATACGGGCAATGTAATTTCTGTTACTAGAGGATCGTTTATAGCCAATGGTAATAATATAACTGGAGATTCTATATCATCTTCTAATTCGAATACTCGCGCAATCGATATTAGTAATGTTACGGTAGAACTAACGGGAGTCGGTACGCCGTGGAACGTTGCAACATCAACGGGGCTGACGTTAACTGCGACAGGCTCTACTATCAAACTAACTAATAATTCTGCCAGCAGCAAAACGTTCGCAGGAGGAGGCAAAACCTACGGTACGCTGTGGTTTGCTCCTAGCACTGGGACTGGATCACTGACTCTCACAGGAAGTAATACATTCACAGAGTTGAAGGACGATGGAACGGCGGCGCATAGCTGGTTGTTCACCGCGAGCACTACAACAACGTTCACGACATGGAATATTAGCGGATCTGCCAGTCATACTATAACTATTGGAAGTCCTACTGCAGCTAACCATACACTCTCAAAGTCTGCGGGTACTGTTCAAGTTCAATATCTCAACATCTCTCGCTCTACTGCTCAAGGTGGAGCTACCTACGATGCGTATACGTTGTCAGGTAATGTAGATGGAGGAAACAACTCTGGTTGGCAATTTACTGCTCCCGTAGTTCAGTCTACACGATCTCCATCAGGAGGCGCCTCCTATGGTGCGCCTATGATGTACGGCATTCTGCTCGGACTATTATTCCTGCCTCAGCTTGCTTTCGGATCCACTCGTTTTGACCGCGCACAGGATATTGCCGCCGAGCATTTAGCGGATCATAGGATAGAAGTAGATGCCAATGTAGAGATCATTGGAACAGGTGCGCATTATTACTGCAACGGCGATTTTATAACAATTTCGAAGGAGATTGCTGAGAAAAGAGATTTCCCAAATCTCGTAGCTGTTTTAACACATGAATACTTACACTCGATTGATAAACGTCTGTGTGAAGAACACACAAAAACAGAGCAGTTGATCTATGAAGAACTTACCGATTATGTCATGGTTCGTATTTTGGAGGAACGTTGGGGAAAACACGTTAAACCCACGTACGACATTTCGAAATGGAAGAGACGATTAGACACGCAGAACCTTTGGGGTGTGGTGTTTATTTTTCGTCACTACACACGAGAGCAAATACTTGAACTTATTTACACTAAATAACCTATGAGCACTTTAGGCGATCTCCAGACTAAGCTCAATCACTCTCTCATGAATGCAGAGACGAATCTCTATACAAATGAGAAGCGTATTGACGCAATCAATCGTTCCATAGAAACAATTCTCAAGAAATTTGATGTACCGTGGTATACGCTCACGAGCTCAATCTCGTTTACATCCGGAGCTGCGACGCTGCCTGCAACGTTTCTGCGTGCGATCAAGGTATTCAATAGCAGTGATCTGGAATACACGCAAGTGAGTCCGAATGATTTTGATAATGACATTTCTAACACTTGGACAATCAAATGGGACGGCACATCCGCGTTCAAACTCTACATCTATCCTGCGTCAACAACCTCGCTCACGTACCGCTACATCGAGTATCCCACACGGCTCTCTGCCAGTAGCGATACTGTGCGTTTCCCCGTGTATTGGGATGAAGCAATCGCGGAGTTGGCGGCATTCACTCTTTTGCAGCAATCTCGCAACACAAGTGACGCGCAGGTGAAAAAAATGATTGCAGATGACAAGATTGCAGAAGCTTGGCAACAGGATGCAAAACTAGTAGACGGTCCAGTCGGTATGCGTTTGAAATCACTGTATGAAGATTATTCCTTTTTACGAACCTCCCCACGATGGCGGTAAAATCAAACAAACTTGATTACATTTCGATTGATGACTTCTCGCCAGGGTTAAATACGCTGGACGATGAGCGATCTTTAGGAATAGGGGAGAGTCCCTACATGTTGAACGTGGATATTACACAGAAAGGGCAGATCATAACTCGCTTTGGGTATGAGTTGTTTGCTTCGATCAGCGGGGCTACTGGAACTATGCGAGGACTGTTGCCTTTCTATCGCACGTACGGTACGGATAGCGGGGATTACCTGCTTTTGTTCCATAGCAACGGGAATGCGTACTACGTCACGAATAATCAAACTACTCCGCAGTCGATCAGTTCTTATGGCACCGACAGCGGGAAAGTACGCGGTACTGTATTCAACAATCTTGCAATCTATGGTAACGGTTTGGCAGCTAATACGATCCAAACCTGGTCGGGGACAGGGGCGAGCTCTAATCTAGGCGGTTCACCGCCAGATGCGAAGTATTTTTCTACGTTTCAGAAGAGACTTGTTTTATCAGGAGTCAGCGGCGCTCCGTCGAGAGTTGATTATTCGGACACTGATAATCAAGGGGCAGGCTGGGGCGCAAGCAATCAAATCAATGTCAACGTCGGTGACGGACAAGACTGCACCTCCTTGATTGCACACAACGACTTCTTGCAAGTATTCAAAGAAGATTCCATATACGGCATAAACTTTTCCTTCGATTCCTCCTATGCACTGACGATTCCTCAGCTACAACCGATTGTAACGCGCACCGGCGGAGCAATAGCTCCCGATAGCGTACAGCCGGTGTATGGCTACAGCTACTTCCTCTCGGACAAAGGATTTCAAGGCTACGGAGTTGCGCCCAGCGGAGTAGATCGTCGTGAGCCAATCGCACTGTCTTGGAAGATCAACCCGACCGTGAATAAGATCAATAAGCAATACATGGATAGCGTGACATCCACATTTTTCAACGAGAAGTACCTTTGTACCGTTCCATTTGCGAATAGCTCTACCAATGATTACACCTTTGTATATAACGAGATTTATAAATCATGGTCGCTCTACAACAATATCCCTGCATACCAGTATGCTATTTTTAGGGATTCTCAAAAGAATAAACAGCTATACTTTGCTTCGACGCAAGAAGCTAAGGTTTTCAGGTTTAACAGCTCTTTTTCGGATGACGGGGTCGGTTACACCCGTTCGTGGCGAAGTAAGACTTTTACGCTTGGAGAACGTACATACTGGCGCTGGCTGGATGTTGAAGGAAGTATTGCACAAGGCACCACCTTGAATGTATATATAACCGTGGATGGAATAACCAGGAGTTTCACCATAGACAGAGACAATTTTGTCTCTACTGCTACAGGTGAAGGCCAAATCGGAGATAACTACATAGGCGATGCCTATATAGGGTCTGCCGTTGGAAGCGATACAGCAACACCGCTGTACCGCTTTAAAAAACGTATCCATTTTCCGGACACGATCAGCAACGGATACGAAATGTACTTTGAATTCTCGAATCAAGCAGTGGGAGAAGGTTGGAAGATATCAAGGGTTGGTATCGCCTACGAAGGGCAACCGATTGATCCTTCCTACAACAGAGTTTACACCTAATACTTACTATGGCTGATATTGTACCTCAGTGGGCTGAAACAAATTTGATAGGATACCTAGACGCAACCGCATCCGCTTCTGCTTCCTCGATTACCGTTAAGTTTTATGACAAGGTAACTGGTGCTGCGAGAACACCGCATGCGAAAACTAAGATGTTTGTGATCGATAAGGGTACCTCTACGCAGCCTAATCAGAATTATGAGATTATATTGTGTGCTTCGCATTCAACCAGCGCAGGAGTAACCACACTGGCGAGTGTAACCAGAGGATTAGCTTATTCCGGGACTTCCGTTGCAGCAGGCACGGGGAAGATTCACAGCGCGGGCGCTGAGATCGGACCTGTAGACGTACATTATCTGACCACGCTCTTAGCCAGTATACTCGATGGCACAGCTTCCCCACCTGCTGATCTTGATCTTGGAAGTCATAAAATAACAAATCTTGCTACACCTACCTTAAATACGGATGCAACCACCAAAGCATATGTTGACGGTGTAGCTCTAGCGGGTGTACCGGATGCGAATGCTACAACAAAAGGTGCTGTGGAAATCCCAAGTGATACTGAGGCAAAGGCTTTTGCTGCGGCCGGTAGCGGTAGCACAACAGCCGAATTTGCACTCACGCCTACCAACCTGAAATCTTTTTGGGATATGGTTGTGACTACGGACTATACCTATGGAGCTACAATAGCCGCGGGCAACGCATTGTACTTAGATACGGCAGATGCCAAGTGGAAACTTGCGGATGGTGATGCAGCCGGCACGTCGGATGCTACATTTGGTATTGCTTTAGATGCAGGTGTAGATACAGACACGGGAAAACGTGTTCAAATTGCTGGTGTTGTTACAGGATTATCTGGACTTACTGCGGGGCTTCAGTATGTAAGTGCAACTGCAGGAGCTTTGACTAATACTGCGCCTACGTACAAAAAAGTGGTTGGATTTGCACCGAATACAACGACGCTTATTTTAAAACCAGCATATAGAGTTGAGGAGCTTGCAGGAACAAATTCTTCGACGACCACGGCCAACTTCAACGAGGCGATGACTTTTTTTGCCAATACCTCTATGACTGGGGCGCAGGCAGAGGCGATCAAGGGAGGCATTCGACTTGATACTGTGACCACGAGTGTCACTGTTAGCAATAGCACTACAGAGACTACAGTTGAAACTCTCACGTTAAATGCTAATACGCTTTCGACTAACAATGTAATTCATGGGTATGTACACTTTTCCGATTGGGATGTTGACAATACGGATGCTAAAACCATACGCGTCAAGTTGGGAGGTTCCACGGTGTGTTCTGCGGTGCTTACAAATGATGCGGGTGTAGCTAAAACGAATGGAACCGGTACATTCCACTGGTACATACTTGGCGCTGGCGCTACCAATGCGCAGGAGGGCTCAATTTCCGGATGGATTACCTTCAACAATGGCTCTATTAACACAGGCAACAATCTCACATTTGGCTTGGCTGAAGGCAGTGGTACAGCCGCAATAGATACTACATCGAACCAGACTCTGCTTGTGACCGTACAGAACAGCGATACAGGTGCAGCGAATGCATTCACTGTTAACCATGCTTATATCGAAAAGATAATCTCCGCATAACATGGCTAATTTTAAACATTTATTCGATCCGAAAAAACCTATCGTCATGGGCGGTAATTTTGATGTTGCCGATGATGAAATGGCACAAATCAAAAGCATTGGCGCAAAACGGTTTGCAGGACTGGATGAGAATAAGCTACTACGCCTGTACTTGCAACAACGCGGCGAGGGTCATCAGGGCGGGTTATTTGAAGCGGTGCAACAAGGACTAGGCAAAGGGAAATTTGCGAAGGCTCCGGAAGCTGTTACGGCATACAACAAGGAACAGTCTGAAGCTGCCAAGAAAGCTGCAGATGCTGCACGTAAGGCTGAGTTTTATAAAGACCCTCAAAAAAAAAGTAAGCAATACTATATCCTGGGTGGAAACATTTTATATGAAGGGGAAGAGAGACAAACACGCGGTCCTGCAGAGGCGAGTACTGCGACAAGGATATTGAGACACGACCACAAGACAGGTGAGCCTATCTACGGACCCGAAAAGCCGAGTCAAGGCGCTCCTGCCCAACAATTTACAGATTCAAGTAACGGTAACAAAACAGCTATGCCAGATCAAGGAACAAGCGCGCCGTGGTTTACACCGGACGGCAAAGTAAATCCAGGCATGGAGGGTAGTCTGGCCGGAAAGAGTACCGCGCAGCCAGCGGGTATGTTTGATGCCAACGGAAATGTGCTTACCCCAGGTGTGTTTGAGAAACCAGTACAACCGCAACCTACGGGTAATGCTACAGCAGATGCAGAAGCACAACGCCAGTATCAGGAACAATTACGTATCAATGCAACAAATCAGGATAAGACGCTACGTGGGACCGACCCGAGGTATGGTGATACAGGTGACCAACCCTATTATCAGATACCTGGTGAAGATACAACACAAGCGGGAAATCAGAGAGATATGGGGTATGGGGATGTTCCAGAGAGTGCGCCGGATGGTACGGGCAATGCTTTAGGTAATGCGGACGGTCCTAGGGTTCCGGAAAATACCTCGCCCTCCTTTTCGAAGGAAATGGAACCCGTCAACGAGCCCGCCGCGAATCAGGAATACATCAATCAGCTCACTTCTTCTGCCTACGGCACGAGCTTAGACATCGGAGACGGCAGCCCAGCAGAAGACACGTTCGGTTCTGGCTTGGCTTTAGATGACCTGACAAAATATCAGATCGATCTGCAGATTAAAGGATACAACGACATTGCTTCAGCACTCGGCCAGCGTATTCAGTTAGCACAAGCTGAGTTTGAAGCGTCTAAGGCACGGTATGAGGCAGACAAGGTGAAATGGGGTAGCGTTTTGGCTCATAAAGAAGAAATGGCACTAGAAGCCAATAAACTGGCATCGGATGAAGCCAAAGCTAAATATGGCACGCAATTGGCAGTGATGCGGGATAACAACAGCCGTTTGGAAGGATATTTGAAAGCCAAGCTCGCTTCTATGGGGGCCTTGGATAGTGGCGCAGGCTTGTCGTACCTCTCCAAGGCTATGGCAATGTCTGACTTGGCGATCTCCGAAGTAGAACGCGATTCGGAACATGCGCAGAGATACTACAACCTGCAAGGACGTGAGATCATGATGGATTACACGACTAAAGCAATGCAGTTGCAGGACGATTATAATACAAGGATTGATTCGCTGACGAGTAATTTCATGGGGCAGGTAGCGGAAGCTCAGGAATCGCTTGTGTTATCCGAGACTACGAAAAATCAGAATATTGTAAGCATTATCAAAGATTTCAAGAAGCAGGAAGTGGAACAGAAAAACGAACTGTTCAAGCAGAAAATGGATTTGCTGCGATTCAGCTTAGATGAAGCCAAGTTCAATCAGGAAGTTGTGATGGATGCGGTGAAAGCGGATCAGTGGGAGAAAGAATTCGGATTCTCTCAATTTCAATTTGAAGCTAACTACGGCTTGGATGTTGCGAAGTTTGAAGAGGACAAGACACAGTTTGGCATGAATTATGCCATGAATCAGCAAAAGTTTGCATTCGATATGGCAAACGCAGATCGACAATACGCTCTCAGTGCGGCCGAGTTTGAACAAGGCGTGTATGAGTCAGACAGAGATTATGAACTACGAGTCGGAGAGTTCAATCAGGCTGCTTCTAAAGCAGAGATGGATCGCGTACAGAAACTCGTGGATTCTGGTGCTTTACCAGCTTCGGCCATGAATCAATTCATGAGTCCGGAGGATGTAATCACGTCCGGTGAATACGTAAGCGGCAAATACGAATTCAATCTTGGCGATGAGCTCCAAAAGATCGTCCAAAAGGTTACGACAAATCCGGCCAAACTGTATAAGAGCGGATATCAATGCGTTCAATTTGTTCGTGATGTGGTTAAAGACCTTCCTAAAGGTTTGACTAGCTTGCAGGACAAGATAACTAAGTTAGTAAAGTCTAAATATGCAATTCCGGAGCCAGAACCAGGTGCAGTGCTTGTCACCAACGATGGCAAGTTTGGACACGTTGCATTGGTTACATCTGTGAATAGAGCGAATAACACATTTACCGTCTCAGAGTTTAATTACAAGAAGGGTCGATATGGGACTCGTACAATTTCCATGAATGATCCGAAGATCGAGGGGTATTGGAAGAGTCCAAAGGTCAAGAGTGGTGGAGGGATGCAACAGTTGGATGTTTTGACGGGTGGTAAAGCAACAAAGGAACAGCAAGCTGCATATCAGAGAGCAGTCGAAGGTGGATACGAGCAAGAATTTCTCAACACAATTAAGACGCAGAGTGAAAAACCAGCGTCGGCTGAATCTGCAAAAGTCCGTGAAATTGCGAATTCTGGTTTGCGGCAGTTAGATAATTTAGAGAGCCTCATCATTAATTCCAGCGGTGGGATAGATAAACATCGCATGATAACCGAGGGGCCACTTAATACAGACGTGAAATTTGCTTTAGATGATCTAACGGATTTGATCGGTCGTTTGCGTTCGGGCGGTGCAATTAACTCTGATGAAGAAGCCAGATTTAAAAGGTTACTTCCAAATATATGGGATAGCGATGAAACAATACGCGGAAAACTTGCGGAATTTAGGACAAAGTTTCAGGGAGTAAGTGACGGTCTTTCTGGCGGACAAAATGGAGGAACGATGCAAGTGCGATCTCCTGACGGTACGGTAGGAACTATTCCCTCTGAAGATTGGTCGGCAGCACAGCAAGAAGGTTATACACTCGTAAATTAATACTCTTTATGGCAGTTCGATTTACTCCGCAATCAGATAAAACGTCAGAAGTGCGATTCTCTCAGAAAAAATCAGATAATCGTACAGCTCAGCAAAGGGCGAAAGATATCTTTAAGGATTCTGCAAAAGTTAACGCTCCTCTGAAATATGACCAAACAAAGGGGTCAAGAGATCAATCCGACTGGCTTATGCGCGCAGCAAATCCGTTCAATGTTGCGGGAGATCTTCTTAAGGGGGCTGCAAAGACAACTCTTGCGGGAGGTTTGAATCTTGCAATAAACACTGGGGATGCCATTGATGCCGCAGGAAGAACTATCGTGGGAGCTGTTACAGGAAAGGAAGATAAGCCCCGTCAGAATAGTATTCGTGATGCGATGGTAGGGACTTCGCAGGCTATTGATAGTTCTGAGTATTTAAAGGCTACTGTTTTGCCGCAGTGGGCTGCTGATCTAGGTGGTTCTCTTGTCCCATATGGATTTGCATCTGCCGCTGCTATAAAAGGTGCTGGGAAACTAGCGTCCTACTCTCCGTACTTTCAAAAAACTATAGGAGCTATTTTAGGTATTGCAGGCGAAAGTGGGCTGGCTGCTGGAACTGCAAGTCCGGAAAACCGAGTGGTAGCTGGTGGTGGAACTGCGGTGATTATGACTGCTTTGTATGGAATATCTCCTGCATTCCGAACAATTGCGAATCCGATCATGCGTAACATATCGGAAAATCAAACATTAAAATTCCTCCTTCCAAATGCTACCAAAGATACAAAAATTGCAATTGAACGATTTGGGGGAGTGAAACAGTTTTTAGAAGAGTACTCGGATCTTGCTTTAAAGCCGGGAGGATATAACAAAATGCTGCCGCAGATAGATAATCAAATGCGGCAGATCAGTGGCGAGTTAGACAACGTAATAGAACGGAGTGGATTTGGTGGCAATAATGTTGATTTATCAGATATCAATAAGGGGCTATCTTCCTTAAAGGTTCAACAAATATTAAAGGGATCTGAAGAAGGGATAGAAGCGGTTACCAAAAATTTTGTTCGTGTTTCCGAGGAGTTTAATACAAGGTTGCAGATGATGGGTATTGATCCTACATACGCCACCGTCAAAGATGCTCAAGCACTCAAACGTGCGTACAGCAGTGTATATGAAGGTTTGGCGACAGACGAAGCGCCGAAGGCAACAAAAGCAGCGCTCAAATATATCCATGACACGCTTCTTACCAAGGTAGACGATGCGACAAATGGTGCGACTAAGCCCTTGAATAGAAAGCTTCAGACGCTCTATATTGCCAAAGAGTCGATGGAGCGTCAATTAGAGAAACAAGTTTATAATGTAAATGATAATGTTCTATCCATTTTCACAGCCTTCGGTGGATTAGGTGCAAGTCTTGCAGGACTGCCCGTTGTTGGGGCGACAGCTGGAGCGTACGCAGTAGCTCGTTTAGCCTTGAAAAATCCGACAGTTAGATCCGCTTTTGCTGAATCCTTAAAAAAAGGGTCGAAGTTTTTCAACTCATTAGCAAACGCTACCGACCCTAATATTATCAGTAGTAAAATTTTGAAATTTGCTGAGAAGAATAAGGAGCTTTCTGGAGCAATCTCGTCAGCGATGCAAAGTGCAGACGATAAGACCCCTCAAGGAATTGCGAAGTATTTTGATGATGTGATTAAGAAAGTTGAAAAAGGGGATATAAAAATACCGAACTATCCGAAAATGGATAAACGGTATGCTAAGGAGAATGTACGCGGACCTCAATATAGTTCTAATGAGGGACTCGGATTTACAATGGGTGAGCCACAGAAACTGTTAGAAGCGCCTACCTATTCAAATAAACAACTTTTTAGAGATAAGGTGCTTAATTAGTAACGAGATTTTTCAATTATGCTTATCCCCCAAAAGAGTGCAATTAATGGAAGTATTATACCCAAATTACCAGTCACCCAAATAAACATAGAAAGAAATGACCCTAAAAGTCCCCAACCTATAGTTGATATAACCTCCATTGTTTCTCCTTAAAAAATAAAGTTACGCAAATCTCGAATGTTCTAGCATACGCCGGGCAAACACTCATTGCAACACACACTATACCATACATAAGTACCTAATGCAAGTTTTATGGGCAGGCCACAATACGTCGATCAGAATACTATTGATATTGCCACTATGAAGGAACGACTAGATAACCTCTGCGAGAGATCGGAACGCATCGAGAAGATGCTAGAAACTCATATTGAATACTGCGAGAACGGTATGGACAAGCGTTATGCCAGTAAGATCGTAGAAAAGATTGTGTATGGTGCTACCGCGTTGATCTTAACCGGTGTTTTTACGGCTCTCGTTGCTTTAGTTCTTAACAAACCCACATGAAAAAACGCAAAGGCGGCCGTTGTTAGTTTAGCTCCTAATCTTTCTATGAATCGTTTCATCAATAAGATTATCATTCACCACAGTATTACTCCGCGCGACCTTGCCGCGGATAAATCGATCAGGTCGATTGATCGCAACCATGGGTTGCGGCTACATAAGACCCGCAATGGCCTTGGTTTGCATGTCGCCTATCATTTCGTTATATCCGGTGACGGGGTAGTACATGAAACCCGTCCAGTCAATGAGATTGGATACCATGCGAGTAACTGGTACGCAAACCTGACATCGATCGGGATCTGTTTACTAGGTGATTTTGATAATGAAGATCCCTCCATTGCACAATGGAATGCTCTCGATAATCTCGTGGCGAAACTTCGAAAGAAACACAATGTTCCTGCAGCAAACGTCAAAGGACATCGCGCGTATTCTTCTAAATCTTGTCCTGGCCGAAATATCAGTGAAAAGGAGATCGGAGAAATTGCTCTCGGCATTCGAGAAGTTGTACCAGCGGATGACACACCGTCTGACTGGGCTGCTTCAGTATGGAACAAGGCAATCGAGGAGAAGATTGTTACCAAAGATCCGAAAGGTGAGCTCCTGCTGCGGGACGCAGAGATTATTCTGCACCGACTCGGGGGAATAAGTCAGTTAGAGGGGAAACTCAGTAGAGAAAGATTTTTAGTCGCACTTAGCAGGCTAGGTGTAACCATTAAAAATATTAACTCATAATTTATGTCTCACGAACACGACAAAATGCTTTTAAATCCGGAGATCCACCATAGAGAAGATGCTAAGCGTAATCTTCGGAAGGTCTGTGCGGAGGTGGTAAAAGAGTCCGGAAGCATTCGGACCAACATGCTCGACTTCGATTATATGGTCAAAGTGGCCAAATGGCGCGCCGAGGAAACACTAAAACAGTCCGAAGTCAACGCAATCATTGCGGAATTCGATCATAAGATGCAAAAAGTACTAAGACCGGATCGCCAGCAAGATCGCTTGTAGAAGCCCTCCCCCCGTCATTCTACTTCGTACAACTAATATTGTCCGAAGTTACATTAACCCCTTCCCTTAGCCCTTTTATGAAAAAAGTTCAAAACTATCCGGACTGGAAACGTTATGCAATTAGCATTACAGAAACATTTGTTAGTGCGGCGCTCGGATTCATTTTTATCAATATCGAGATGCTGCAAACCGACTTTACCAAAGCGACGGTATTATCTTTGCTCACCGGAGCTGCCATTGCTGGCATCAAAGGAGCGATTAAGGTACTGCGCGAAGAATTACCCGAACTGTATGGAAAAGAAGAGTGATACTTCGTATTCTCGGCCCAATACTGGACACAACAAACGCTCCCAGGCGAACAAAGCTAAAGAGGAAGTAGCTGAGTTGCTCGCGCAGGGAGCGCTTACACAAGGGGACATTGAATATGTCTTCCAGAACAGTATTGAGGATTAGGTTTCGAACGGAATCAATCCCCTATCGGTCATCTGGAAGTATACTTCTCTGTCACTCGGACCGAATCGGTTTTTGTAATCAATATAGAGTTTCCGTTCGTCACTTCCCTTCTCACCCTCGAACTTGAGTAATACGTCGACGTCGTGCGCGAGGGTTTTCGGGCCTGCGGTGTTTCCATCCTTGATTACGTGACAGATTATGAGTACTGCGATGTTGTAGTTCTTGGACAGGTTCATGACCGTGCGTGAGGCATGGCGAATTTGATTCACATTACCTGCTCTACCATTGATTCGCGGTGAGGTAATACATTGGATAGAATCGATCACAAGTAAGTTTGGTTTTTCAATTCTCGCTGTTTCTACGATGTCTTCCAAGGTGGTGCTGTTCAACACTGCCAAGTCCATTGAAACATTCAATCTTTTGGCACGATTGGCAATTTGACTGGGTGCCTCCTCCCCTGCTGCGTAGAGTATTTTTTTTCCTGCGCGGAGCATGTTGTCACATATCTGCAGGGTCAGAGTGGACTTCCCTATTCCAGGATCGCTGGAAAAGAGCGTTACCGAGTTGGAAGCAAATCCACCCCCGAGCAATTCATCGACCTGCGGGATTCCTGTAGAGAACCGTTCTATATCACAGTCCACTTCTGCAAGTTTGATGGGCGTGAGTTTGTTACCTACGAATGGATCAATCAGTACTTCTTCCTCATTCATTGTGTTTGCTTCACCACACCGAGAACACTGAGGCATCCAGTAGCTCGACTGCTTTTCACATTTACTACATACGAATTTGTTTTGATTTTTCATGGTGTTAAGTTATAGGTTCGGGCGACTCCCTGACTGGTTCGGGTTAGTTCGGGGAATGGCTGGGGTATGCGGTTCGGGCGGTCGTGGGGCGAAGAGGTCGGAAAACTAACGGATTCACAATTTCTGGCTGTTTTTGCGAGCTCAGAAGTTTCTTGATCTTCTCTCTGGTATCGTACTCTTTTTGATTGAGTACCCAGCTGCCATTCGGGCCGTTGGTGAGTAGCCCAGTGGCTATGAATAATGTTTTGAGTTCGTCGAACTTTGCTCTCCTGCTTTGATCTGACTCACCTAGCCTGTCTCTCCACATTGCAAACACTGGATCGCGACCAAACGTTTGTCCTGACAGGAGATATGTTACTAACGCTTCAATTGGAATGCCGAAGAAATATTCTTCTTCCCGTGGCGTCCCCTCCCCTACTTCCTTGTTTGTCTTTTGCTTTTGATCTTTATATTCCATCCAGGTACGATGTGCGGGCTCAACTCCCAAGATGCAAAACGTACCTAGTAAGAATATAGACCAATGAAGCGCGAACAGGAGATAGAGGTTCACCATCCAAGCCATTGCATAGCAGAACATATGGAACATCGAATGATCACGGATGAAGGTTGCGATCTTGTCGTATATCGCTAATTTGACTGGATTGATTTTTGGTGTTTGTGTTTCCATGCTGTTTAAGGTTAAGAGGATCTCCGAACGCTATCATTGTCCCGGCGATAGTAGTACTTGCGATTACCGCCCACGTTCCAGCCCTTTTGACGTTTTGTTTTATCATGGTTGATTGGTAAAATGTTAAATGGAGGTATCGCGGTTACACGCGCTACAATCTCCTGCTGGATCAGTTTAAGTTTTATAGCTATGACTTTCTGATCCAAAATACTTCCCAGCGGAAGTAGAGCCTGGAGTTCCTGACATTCGTCATGGAGCTCCTCTTGGCTCATCTCTTCCAATTCCTGACTATACAGTGTTGTTATCATGCTACGATAGGTTAATTGAATTACTGTCTCCTTCGATTTGAACGTAAGTTGTTTTTCGAAATAGGTAGAACTCCTTGATTGAGTTATCTACCCTATTGTCCATACGGTGATCGTCCCTTTGTTTGCTGCTCAATTTGTTCTGTGATTGAGACATTGGAACCTGCGTGTCCTGAAAAACAATCACCCCCTCCTTTTTGAAGAATCCCTTTTGGGTTTCAACAAGTCTGCTCATTCCCTCACCCCCCTTCTGCAGCCCATCCCAGGCGCCACAATTTCATCCGGAAAATATACCCCGTGCTGAGGTGGGTATATGCAATTGACACTCTCCTCTTTCCGTTTCGGATCAGTCTTCTTGCGGTACTCAGTCTCACCTATTGACGCGAGAGATAAAATAGCGAGTACTACAAGAACAAACCAAACAATGTTTTTCATGTTTGTTTTGGATTGGGATATAAAATACGCGGGTCAAATAAATATCTCCCGAGACGACCTTTGTAGTTATTCTCGGAAGATGTCGGGCGTTATATTAACATGTCGGACATGTTATGTCAAGTGTCGGGCATTGGCTTTGGCTTGCTCATTAGGTTATGTCCGACCATAATTTATACATGTCGGACGTGATTGTTGTACATGTCGGGCTCATTGTGCAATAAGTCGGGCATTCTCGCATTATCATCGGGCATGATTTGCTTGCATGTCTGACATGCGTTGTATATTGTCGGGCAAGATTACATCCAACATCCCACATGGCAAAAGACGCACCTATTTTCTCGTCCGACGATGATTTCGTTTATCTACAATCCGAGGCTGCCTTGATTATAAAGAAGACGCCCCGGACAATTACCAGATACTACGCGGACGGTATCAAGTCGAAGGATAAGCTGTATAGTCAGTCCGATCAAGATGCGAAGAAAATGCACTCTTTTATTTCAGCTAGCTCCTTGGTTGAATTTGCCAAAAAATATCCCGAGCGCATTGAGTCGATTGATTACGACAGGGTAATTGAATACACGCCGGACAACATGACTAAATTTCTCGAACAATTCAAGGAAGTGTCCGATATGATAACGTCGGTTAGACAGACAGCCCCAGAGCCTGTCCAATCTGACACCCCGCAACGTCCGACATTAAATTCTGCTGGGGATCGTCAGGAGGTTGTTGACCTGTACCGCGAAATGTTAGATAAAGCCAATGAGGAGCTTAAGGTGCTGAAACGTCAAAATGCCGACCTGAGCGATGAATTGCTTGATACCATCCGAACTGAATCTAAACAGTACCAATTGGTGGCGATACAGAAAGAAAACGTTGTTGCGCAGATGCGGGCTCTGATCGATCGTTTCAACGATAAGATTGAACAGAGGAACTCTTTACTGGAATCGGCAAAGAAGGGGACGATTGATTACAAGCGCCTTCCTCCCACACCGTTGATGGATACGAATGGTGAGTGGATAAGGATCGAAGGCCCGCAACAAACTAATATGTTTGGGGATAATCAACCAAGAGCTCGGCAAGTCTATGATGCCGAAGTAATCGACATAACTCCGCGCAAACGGAACTGGAAGAGGGGAGTGGCAATAACTGGAGCAGGTCTTTCAGTAGTTGGATTGCTCGTTTGGGCAGCTTATTTCTTTCAGTGGGTGAGATTTTAAACTTTTTTATGGATCCCAAGAAACTTGGTCAGAGCTATCCGATAGGTCGAGATGATACACATTCTTTTAAGAATATTTTATTTCAAGTCTTTGTAGATAAACAGCTACGTGTAAGTACCTATCTGGTAGGTGACAATACTGCAAAATTACCGTACGAACGTGAAATTGATCAAATGATAAAACACTTGCAGGCGCTAAAGGCGTGGGGAGACGAGAATATATTTGAGTACAATGCCGCGCGTGAAGCTAGTCTTCTATCACCGTCAGCCTCCCGTTCACAGGGGGTGCGCACCCCAATTTCACGTCCAGGCTTTATATATGTCATTAGATCGGGACGGTTTTACAAAATTGGCAAAACAAGTAACCCAAAAACTCGCATAGAAACCTACATAACCGAGAATCCAAACAAAGTTTTTGTAGAGCTATGCCAGAAGGTTGATGATTATGACCGAGCAGAGGCGGTGCTTCATGAACGGTTCAAAGAGAAACGACACTCCCGTGAATGGTTTAAACTAGAAAAAGAGGACCTTTGCTGTATTAAAGATTTTCTCTCAGCAAAATGAAATACTCGATTGGCATCAATCAATTAGTCCTAGAAAAGTACGACGTCGATCTTGCGGATGGTGCTTTGCTCGACTTCATATACGATTTTTGCATTTCACCCAATGAGGAGATAGAACGAAATAGAATTCGAGATGAGGATGGTTCTGTATGGACTTGGATTGATTACAGTACGGTTTTGCGTGAATTGCCTTTACTTCGAGCCAAAGAAAAGTCAGTCATTAGTCGTCGGTTTAAACACCTGGAAAAGGTTCTAATATCCGAAGCGGTAAAAGATGAATCTGGAAAAGTCATAAAGGAGGCAGAGCATGGGTTTATAAAAATGAAGACTGTAAATCAAAGGGTATACATAAAGATGCTTCCTGTTATGCATACCTTAGCTTTCAAGGATGACGGAGCCGTTGCCGTAAAGCAACGGGGGCAAAAGAAGCCTACACCAAGCCCCAAAACAAATGCCGTTGCTTTGGAGCAACGGTTGTCTGAAAGCAACAACTCGTTGCCTACGGACAACGGTAGTGTTGCTTTTGAGCAATCAGGCAGTTCTCCAAAAGCAACAGAACAAGATATAAGTGATTTAAATACTATAAAACAACAGGCCCTTGCGTTGTTAAATTCTTTTAAATTTTCTGGTAAAGACAGGGAAACTCTTTTAACCAAGTATGGTCCCGATAGAATCGTTGAAGTAGGGGAGGCGTGCAAAGAGAAGCAGGACACCATACCAAACCCGATCGGATGGATAAAAAAAGCTCTCACGGAAAACTGGGCGGTAGGAAAAAAACTCGAGGAAGCACTCAGGGAGAAGGAACGGCTACGAAGGTTAAAACAACAACAAGAGGACGAGGCCAGAGAGAAACAAAGACTGGAAGAACAGACCCGCCGCGCCGCGATTACGAAATGGTGCAAAGATCATGAAAAGGAATTCGCTGACTTGTGCCGAGAAGAACTAGAGAAAATGCGTGGCTCTATCCTGGAGGGGGATAATTTAATGGCTGTTACACGGGCAAGAGTGAGAGTAGGGGAGATGCTGCAAAATAACACCGCGGAGCCTGTTGAAGGAAATGAGTGGCATGTTCTCTAATGTCCGGTGTGGGGCATAGTAATTCTGTCCTTATTCATATAATGCCTCCTACACACATCACACTCCCGCACGTGATTCTCCGGAGCTCCCTTCTTCCCGGGTTTCAATGGTTCCTTCTTTTCTGGAACCTCTGGCCACTGCCATTGCTGATCGTAGTCGTCTTGCCAAGTCATATGTTTATTATGACAACTAAAATCCCCACTATAAAAGCGGACCGTTCAATAAACCGATCAGACTCTCCATTCGCTAGCTGATCACGCCTGTTCGCTTCTACCAACATTACGTAGCTCGTGACGGAATACGCCAACAAATACCACGCCGATAATTTTAGAATCGTTAACATATAACATATATTTATTCCCCCTGCTTGGGGTGAGGAAGTAAAGGTCTACCATATTTCTTTCTAAGCATATCATCTATCTTCATTTCATTCTCCACACGTTCGATCATATGTTCTAACAGAATCAGAAATTCTGCGAAGGTTCTCTTATTATTCTCTCCCTCCTTGCAGTACGACCGTATCATCGCTAGCGTCTCCTTTTTTGCCTCTTGGCAACACTGCTTCTCCATATCCATCTAGGTTATTCCTCTTTCGAGGGAGGTAAATAAGCTTCTTTGAGTAGATTTGCTGCCTTCTCGCAACAATAGAAACACGCTTCCCTTGTACCGATACTGCTCATGGGTTTAGGATACTCTTCTCCATCGCCCAATATGTTTGAAATTTCTACGTTACAAAACGAACATATAAACTTAATAATTCTCGTCATATCTTCTCATCAGTTAGTGGCTGGGAGTAATATATCATGGTTAATCTAGGTCAATGTACCCCATTCCTCCGTAGGGGCATTCTTTTCTTTTATGCTCTCGGCAGACTACAGCACTACAACACATACACATAAATTCTGCGTCTTCTTCACAATCCCTTTTATTGTCAAAATCTAAGTTTTCACACCTGTCTTTGATCGCCTTTGCCATACCCCTAAGTTAAGAAATAAAGTTGCTGGCGGTGTGGAACCTTATGGGTGATTTTCTACCGCCCTGTGGTGTCTTTGACATAGCCATCTTACATCCAACGGTTTGCTATAATCGTCATGGTGGGCATCTGTCTTAGTTTCTTTGCAAACTTCGCACGATTGCCTTACTAGTAATCCTTTTTGTAATGCGGATCGCACTCGGTCGTGAGCCGCATATTTGTGCTTGTTTACTTTGTAACGCACCTTGCTTTTTCTGAGAAGTTCCTCGCGATGATTTCTATAATATCTATCATCCTTGCTTTTGAAAGCCTGAGGACGTCTTAACCGTCTCTCCCTACGATTTAATCGGTAACACCCCTTACAGACACTCTTTCTTCCATCCTTATGCGTAGCGTCTCTACAATACTCTTCAAGCATCCTCAACTCCCCACATTGTGTACATTTTTTCATAAGAGTTTCAGTTACACCGCCGCGCCAGCGTGTTAGTTAGATAATTCCTTTTTCTTTTGTTCGATCCAAAACCTAAATATATGATTAGATAGTTCTTTATATAGAGAGAATTCCTTTTCAATTTCTTCCAGCATTTCGAGCTTTGCCTCCCTAGTTACCATCTCAATCGTTTTCTGACACTCTTCCAGAACACTTCCGTGTTCATAGCCTCTAGAAACGTTAAGCAAGTGCATGAGTTGTTTTGAGATTCTAGCCGCAACTTTCACCTTATCTTCTTTGTCATCGGGCTTACCGAACCAATCTGATTGATCTGCTGTTTTTAGGTATTCATGCTTCATATTCGGGCTATCGAGCACAACATCATCATATGTACTCACTTTGTATCCTTTTGGTAATTTCTTCCCCTCACTGACGGGGGCGGGAGGGGTACTTGAACTATTGCATAGCAGACAGCAGCACATGCATGGATCAGAGCACGCCGTACTTCTTTTACAGTGGTTTATCATATCTACTTATCGTTAAGATTTAAACCGATCTCGGAGGCACGCTTGAGTATTTCGCCTATACAATCGTTATATGCCATTGTCGCCGTGACATCCATTTGTGTAGGTATAGCTGTATCGGGTACCAAATCCCTCACCAATTCCTCCGCGAAGGATTTGAGCAAATCGGCCTTTCTCCTGTCCGCTTCTACGGTGCTTATTGAGTCATCATTCACGATCAGGTTTACGTTCTCAAAGAATTCCTCAACTCTCTGTTCTAGTGTTTGCATGGATTTATTTATCGCACCTTTTAGCCCTGTACCGTTAGAGGGCTGCTGCTTTATAGACTGCGTCGTGATAGCTGACGTGCCTGGTATCGTTCCACTGCCGAGCCCCTCATGAGTGCATTCACCTACGCACTGAAAGGCTGACCCTTGTAATTTACATTCCATGATATTTAGTTATGAGATATATCTGCGATTCCGTGTTCTAAGTAAAACCAGTTCACACCTTTTCTTTTCTTGTCATCTGGATTCTTTGATGTACATTGAAGGCAAAAGTTTACTCTAGTGCCTTTCTTGCCGGCATAAGCGATATAGTATTCTTTGTATTCAAATGCTTTATCGCAAAGATCGCATCTATACTTTTTCATTGGGTTTTGTTTTAAACATCGATTTCAACTTATTGTCTAAACTCTTTTGAAACTTAGGGTTTATCTTGTATTTCACCTGAGATAACAGCTTCAGTGCGGCGATAAGTTTCTTCATTTCCTTACGATTATCGCATGTAAAAAGTCCCAAAGATCCGGTGCCTGGCCGTCGAGGTCTTTCGTGAGATCCCAGGTGGGGTACGTTCCTGTAGGGTCTTTAAGCTTTTCGAACCGCCCGTGTGTACAGACTATCCAATTATCTTCTGGATTAAGTAGCAAATCCATTGCCCGCAGTACGTCGGCCAGGGTAATTGGGAATTGTTCGTTCGTAGCGTCGTTACCGCACGTACAAAAGAACTTATCACGGAGTGCCGCCCATATCGCCCTTTTCAATTCTTCTAGTTTGGTCATAGTGTGTGTTATCGCATGTAAATTATTCTTTAGGTACGAGTTTTGGAAACTTACTATTTACCCATTTCTGGAAACAGGCGGGACAGGACACCGAAGTGACATTATCGTCAAACATAAACATCGACGTTTTGTAGTCACACTTGGGACACACGAACGTCCGTACAAGCTTAAAATCCTTTTTATTAGTATCATTCATACTTCCATGTAAAGATATAAAGTTCTTGGCGGTAGAGGGTCGTTATACGTATATCCATCCTCCTCGTGTTTCGATTGAACCGCCAAGTTAAACTACTTCTTCCTCCCCACAGGTGCGGGGATGACTAGGATTACATCTACAACCTTCTTTATCTTCCTCCACTTCGGCTCTATTGTGGGCTTTTTGTCATACACTGCCATTGCCCCATTCTTTTTAGTTTTTGTAGCGTAACAAAGACGATCACGGGGTTCCTGTTTATCTATAATTGCGTAAAGACCATCTGCCAACACCTTCTGCGTCTTGGGCTTCTTTGCGTTTTTGCCACTACATGTCTTGTATCCACAGCCTTCTGTTATACAGTACCGACCCTCATGTCCACAAACACTGCAATAAGAGATTGTCCGGCTATGGGATTCGTTGTGCGTCTTCTTTGCTTTCGTTGGTTTGGTCATAGGTAGAAATTATTGATTTAAAGATTTGGTACGCAACTTGTGGCACAATGGCGTTTCCGTATGCTTTTATTTCATTTCGAGCCATCGTGACGGATAACCCATCGCCGTTGCGTACACCTCCGGTACATCCTGCCATCTCATCCCACGTTCTAGGGAAATAGTTGCGATGCTTGGAGAATGCCTCTTTCTTGAACTTAGGTACGCCGTTGTTCGACTCAAATCTCGGTAGTCTCTCGCAATTGGCGTCGGCAGCGATAATCCACAGTCTTTCCCGTTTGTGTGGGGCATTGACGGCGCGAGCTGGAATAACCAACGGTTGTACCTCGTAGCCCTCTGCTTCCAAGTCAGAGCACACCTGCTCGAATACCATTCCGTTGTTCCAAGTAATGAGTCCAGCAACATTTTCGCCCACAACCCATTGCGGTTGTACCTCTCGTATAACTCTAAGCATTTCCGGCCAGAGATAGCGGTCATCTTCTGTGCCTTGTCTTTTTCCTGCTTGGGAGAAAGGCTGACAAGGGAATCCTCCAGAAAGAACGTCAATTGTCCCTCTAAAGGGCGTACCGTCAAATTGTTTGATATCAGTGAATCGTTGGACATTCGGGAAATTCTTAGTTAAAACTTTCTGGCAAAACGGATCGATCTCTACCTGAAACACATTTTCAAGCCCTGCCCACTCTGCCGCGAGGTCAAAGCCGCCAATACCGCTGAATAGTGAGGCGTGAGTCATTTATCCGAATTAAGTTCCTCAATCTTGGATAAAATATCGTCGAGGGCTGCTGCGTAACACTCACAACTTGCCCCGTCGTTAAATGCACATGCGTGATCTTTATAAAAGTCCCGTCTTTTCTTCACCTCTTCAATCAGGGCAGTGCGCTGGCGGGAGAGTTCCGTACGGATAAAGTCTCTAGCATTGTCTCTCAGCATTGAATTTGCTTCATACCCAGGTAATTGCTCAAACCGTTCCTCCCACTCCGCTTTCTGGGTGGGTTGATGCCCACAAAAACACTCATGATTTTTGCAGCCTGTTTCGTCGCCTACTAACACTTTACAATCGTCGCAGCAGTTATTCGTGTCCCCATTCTTGCCTTCTTTGGACACACCTTTCTGGGCAGGTTTTGGATCAGACGGGTGCTGACACGTAGTACAGATATAGCAACTTGTTCCTTCGTCTCCTGTAGAGACTGTTAGAGGAGCGTTACAGCATTTGGAGTTATTCATATTATTTAATGTTATATGCGGCTTTGATAAGACGGATGCGCTCGAGTTGGTCTTCGCCAGAGGCTCTTTCAGGCAATATAAATCCACAATGGTAATCAGCACGGTCACGTGGGCATTTTTCAAATGTGTTACCCTCAATATGCAAATACGAAGTAATAAACCGGTAAAACTCATCCTTCTCCGGCATCGGAAACTTGTATATATGCTTCTTCAGGTCTACTACAGCCTGGGCTTGTTCATGCGTGCGGTAGATGTTGCCAATTGCTTGTCGAAGCTCATCATAAAACAAAGCATCATCCCACTGTTTTTCTCTAACAATGCCACTATCAGAAATGCAATAGTACGAATCTCCCACCTTAGGCCACTCCTGGCTGTCCTCCTGTTCGAGTTGTTTTATGTATTCTCCGAGTCTTTCGTAATCCTTGCGGGCTTGTTCTAGTGTGATTTTAGTCATGTGAGTTGGTAATTAAATTTATATCCCCGCTTGGCGAGCTCTCCGGTTACATCTTCGAGAGAACGTGCCACTATTGCGATTGCTCCTGCTTCTTTTAACCGCTGTTGAAACCATTCTTGCTCTGGTCTGACATCTTCATCTGGACGCTTTACCTCGATAAATATGGCCTTCCCATCTATTACTCCGGTGATATCTGGTTGTCCCTTAAAATCGTAAATATTGTTAGATTTTTGCCATATACCTTTTTTTTCGTTGTAGTGGCCTTTTACATTTACCTTCCACGCGAATATTCCCACGGCGTTTAACCAACCGAGAATCTGATATTCGATGTATTTTTCTTTAATCGGCTCCATGTAGTGCTTTTTTATTTTCTAAGGTATTCCGTACAGTCATATGATTGAACTTGGATTGTTCTAAGTGCCAATCCCACTCTCCGAGAGCCAAAGCGCGGTGACCGCATTCTGAGCAGTGGTTTACCCACAAGCCGCGGTAGCCGCGTACGACGAGTCTTGCTTTGCAGCATTCACTCGGACCATCACGTTTAGGATAGCGTTGCATTATTGCCATTGGATTGAAGTATTATGTTGTTATAAATTAAAAGTTTGATTCTGTTTCTGAAATTTGCGGCTGTTGATTTAACTGGGTCTTGCTTCCAGATGCGGCCAAACATGAACATTTGCGTCGCACGTTGTTTCATTAAACCGTAAAGATATAAGGTTGCGCCGCTACTTGTCCCATTGCTCCCAGTAGCGAAGGGAGGCTAATTTGCATTGCAATGCATAGGTGCTTCCGACAATGGGATCAGAAACGTGAGTTTCCTAAGTGGGACAAGTATGAACATGTCCTATTAGGGCTATGATGATAATAAATATTGCTGTCCATATAAGAATTTTGTCCTCCATCGTACTTAGTTATCAAAATCAATTTCAGGTAAATGTGTTCGCACAACCTCACGTGTACGTTTCAAAGTAACGTGGTATTCAGCATCTGTAATCTGGCCTCTCTCTGTCCATTTTTTTAGCGGGCCAAAAGTGCGTGCGAGATCATCATCAGGGAAGGGATGAATGGAGATAGGTTCTCCGTTTAGGGTTGCCATAGATTGGGGATTATTCATGAATTATTTTTGATATCGAAGTGAGTTCTAATGTGTTTTTGGGAGGAGTTGGGCCTCCTACACTGTATTCAATTGTTGAGCTATTAATTAGACAGTTAAATTCACCCGTTTTGGAATCAGAAAACTCAAAAAAACAAAATTCACCTTTTTTCATTTTTTTTATACGAGCTATAACTGCCCAGTGGCTAATTGGATCAACAAAGAGTTTATAGCCATCAGAACAGCGCAATATATATGCAATCATATTTTTTGTAGCGATTGATAGTATTCTTCCTTCCATTTTTTAATTTTCTCTTCAGGGGGATCGAGATTTAAATTGTTCTTGTAACGTGCGATTCTATCTTTGACCTCAGGAGGAAGTTCGTCGCTTTCTTTAACAACTACCTCGTTTTTCCAACACTCCTGGTTAAGCCAAGTAACTGCGTGACGCCATGGTGGCTGCCAAACATTCCGCTTCTTGTTCTCTTCGTACACATCGATTTGCTTTAAAAGTCCTCCAAAAATCTCGCCGCACACTTCTGCCGACACGGCAACACGCTGGTAAGACTCCAACGTCTTCTTCTTCGATTGGTTGGTTTTGTCAGGATATGTTTTCCAGAATTCTTCAAAATAAGAAAGTAATTCGAACCCTTTATTATTCTTTTCTTTTACTTTACTTTTATTTTTATTTAATAGCATTACATTCGTATTCCGGTCTGCATTCGTTCGTAATACGTTCGTATCCTTCTGTTTCCAGCGTCTGTTAACCGATTTTCGAGCCTTGTCACTTTTTTCTTGTCGTTGAGTTAGGCGTAATAAAATTGAGACGCTCCAAAACTTTTTTTCATCATGTTCAAATAAATCAGATTCGATTATCGTTTTTACAAAGTCGTTATTCGTTCGTAATTCGAACGCAATACGATCGTATTCCGAGATGTCCAAAGTGCCTCCCGCCTCGTATAGCATTTCGAAGATACACCAGACTGCACCAAGTCCAGCTAATCCATGCTGCATGAGAATACGTTGCAGCTTCTTATCATTTCGAGCGCCGTAGTCGTGGCTGAAGTATTCTCGCATGTTAGTTGTAGGTTTTTGTCATGGGAAATAAAGTTCGCTGCAACTGCTCAGGGGCAGTCGAGGAGAAGTGTGCAATCGGAACTTCTCGGATCAATCGATAGCGGGCGGTTTTCTTGCCTTCTTGGCGCTCGGAGAGGATGTGGTAATGGGCATCACGCAATTCGCTTATGCGGTTCCGGAAACTCCATCCCAGGTGGATGAATTCTTCTGCGCCGTGCCATTTACCATCATTGAGAATATTGAGTACTTCCTCCTTCATTGTTTTCATGGGCGTTGGTTGGTTACGTGATTGGTTGTTGTGGGGTGATTGGCTTCCAGTAGCTTCTTGATCAGAAACCAGTGGGTTCCCATACCCGTCAGGAAGCCAATGAAGAACGGGTTGCTGAGTAAGTTGGTAATGGTGTCTTGCATGGGGGTAATAAAAACAAGGTAAATAGTGTGATCCCTGTTTTTATTTTTGTTTTGTTCGTGCCGGCTGACCATCTATCGTTGCCTTCAGGTCATTTATCTCTGCATCCCTTGTTATGGTACGCAACAGGGCAGAGCACCAGCGATTACGCGTTATTTGTACAGTGGGGTAGGTGAGTATCTTTCATGCCGCTGCCGCAGTTCTGGCAGGAATACTTTCGCTTCTGATCGCGTTCTCTGCGTTCTGCCTGCTGCTGGAGTCTTTCTATATGTCGGATTGGTTTGATTTCGAAGATCATAGGGGGTGATTAGGGGATAGATTTAAGGGCTTTGCGTATCTGTTCGACAACTGGTTGCAACTCTTCCTCGGTCATATCGCTAGCATGTGCGCCTTGCAGGAATTTTTCATTGAACGCGTCTTTGTCTAATCCTGTTTTTTTGCAGTACACTGCGCGGAGTGCGAAGAAATCTTGGAAGAAAGTCGGTTGCTTTTCGAGGTACTCTACGGGCAGGAATTCGTCATTCTGCGGCTCCTCCTTTTGGTCGATCTCTACTGTGACCTTTAAGTTGATTCCATTCAGTGCAGGAGATGTGAGCGGTATGAAGTTTTCATACTCCGAATCTGGTACATCAAGTTCAACTCTGTGCGAACTGTCGGTTCGCAGTTTCTTGACAAACGGTGAATGGGCAAGAAAGGTCAGTTTCATGGCTTAAAAAGGTACATCTTCGATTGAGACTTCCTTTTTGTTTGGTACGACGGTTCTGTTTTCGAGAACAGGTTTTCCTTCGAACAGATTTTCCAGGTTGAATTTCATCAGGTTGAATTTTTCAAGAATTTCTGGTTCAAGTTCTTCTTTCGGCTGTGGGAATACCTGGTATTCGGTATCGAATCCTTCTCCGGATCGAATGATGTTGATGTCATACGAAAGGGGAGAGCCCCACTTGGGATTCTTAGCTAGCGCCATAACAGCACTTTGGATACCTTTTTGGGTTACTTCGAGCAGATGGAATGCATTGTCCTTGCGGGAATAGACAATCATTGCCCAGAAGTGACGTGCGGGATTTTTTTCTGATGGCACAAAGTCAAAGGTTCCATCCATTCGGATGTGTACAGGTTTACGTTTGTCACCATCATCCTTCCAAGCGACCATTCCAAGTACTGGCTTGGTCATGATGCGGATTTCATTGTCGCCTTCTTCCAACTTCATCGTGAAGTTATTGGAAGGGACACTGTAATCGTTGGGTAAAAAGTCTTGATTCATGAGTAGGGTTAGGTTAATGCGAGCGATGTAGGATAGTCTTTCTGGGAAGGTTTCTGTCTACTGGATTCTTCTTCCCAGATAGCTTTTGCAGCGAGGAATAAAGGAAACTTGTCTTCAACTTCGGTGTACTTGTAGTGCTTCTTGTTGAGCTTGTATCCGAGTTGAAGGATTGCGAGTTTGTCGATCTTTTCCACTTTCTTTTCTTCGAGAGCTGCTTTTTTGAGAGCGGATACCTGGAGTTCGTGACTTGGCCAGATGTACTGGGAAGTTTTTATGTCGATCAGCACGATTTCGTCCTTTATCAGCGCCATTATGTCGCCAGTACCAGCGTAGCCGTGCTCATCGGAGAAAACTGTGAATTCAGAGAGCAGGAATTTGGGTTTCATTTCGTTGGCCCAATCTACAAAGGACATGAGGCATTCGTACTCGGATACAGTCAGTTCTTCTTCTTTTGCGGTATCGGGATTGAGATACTTCGCATCCATCGTGATTTTCTTACCAGCTACGAGGTCTTCAATAGCTCTATGAACCTTTGAGCCACGGCTGCCAGCTAGAGTTTTAATTTCTTCTGCTTCGTCCCAGCCCTTGGAAGCCAACCACTTGAAGTATTCCTTCCCCTTCGGGTAGTGGCTGCAGATCCAAGTGACAGAAGGGATAAAGGTCACGTTATCTTTCGAATACCAACGTTCGTCAGTTGTCGTGATTTGGATCTTATCGCCTATAATGTTGCGTATTTGAATTTTCATGGAGTTCCCTTTCTTGTTAGGCCAGTTGCGGATGTGCAAAGGCTTCCTCCTTGGAAGTAAGATCACAATCAGCACAAAGTTCGTCGTCTTCTGTACTTACGCCATGGCATTCAATGCAGCCGTAACCGAGCACTTCGTTCAATGCGATGATTTCTTTTTTCAACGAACGTACGGATGCTTCTGCCATGCGAGAAAAGGGGCTGTTTGGATCATATGAGCAAAGAGCGTACTCATATGCAGACACAGTGGTGATACGAGCTTCTACCAGTAGAGAGCGTGGAACTTCGATGTATTGGGTTTTTTCGTTCATAGTCTGTAATTAGAGAGTGATGAGAATTGCGAGCGCTAGGCCTATAGCCCAGCAGAGAGAGAATTTTTCGAAAGATGTCATGCTAATGCTGGGTGAAGATGTCCTTTCAAGCGTTCCAGACGATGCGTAAGTAGCTCGATTTGAAGCTCGGCTTCCTCGCATTGTGCGGTTACGTGGGCTGGGATCGGATGATTGCGTTGTCGAAATAGCATTTCGTAGTCCTCGCACTGCTTCATGACGAGTAGCCAATGTTCGAGCCGGCTTTCGATCTTCTGGATTTGAACTTGAATAAATCTTTTGTTTTGCATATGATGTAGATGATTGGTTAAAAGACCGCATTTCTGACGAGGTGCGGTTTTTTCGTGCAAATTTCTGTATTTTAGCAGAAAATTTGACGAAATCGGTATAAATGTGGTACAGTAGTGGGGCTGCCAATCTCTTTTTTGCGTGTATGCAAAAAAAGCCCGCACAAGGTAGATTACACCCGTTACACTTGACATCTAACACCGATGGCTGATGAGAAGGATATGTGCGGGCTCCTGGATAGAGCATAGCAGCTGGTGTAAATAAATCAAGCATAACTGTGATGTAATCTGCAACAATAATATATCAGAGTGATACATAAGTCAACTAAATTGCATATATTTTAATCTGTTTTATATCACTATGCAAAAAAGGGATGAAATACCAAAGGAACAGCCCGAATCCGAACGCTTTATGGTTTCTATGAAGCGCGTGGTATTCGACCATATGGAAGAAACATGTCGACGTAAGGGGTACAGTCGATCAGAAATTTTGGCAGAGGCTTACAGGCGCCAATATATGCAGGACCCTCCGCCCGATCTCACGATCAAACATCCGGAAGGGCTTGATCCTAATTTTTGGAGAAAGAAGGAGGGCGAAAAATAAGCTGCTACAATGGCTTATATAACGTGAAAAAACATTGACTTTGAAGTAAAAAAAGATATTATGTATACATACCCAAGGCGTTGAGCATATAATATGAGCAGCGCCTTATTTTGTATATGAAAGCAGCATCCTTCGTTGACGGGTTTAACCTCTACTTTGCTATTACAAAGTCGTTTACTCATAGTAAGTATAAGTGGTTGAATTTAAGGAAATTGGCTGAAAGATATTTGGAAAAAGGGGAGGAGCTGAAGCAGGTGCTTTATTTCAGTGCATATGCCTTTTGGGATCCAGAGAAAGTTCGACGACATAAAACATATATCGCAGCTTTATCAGCAAGTGGATGTGATATTATTCTTGGTAAATTCAAAACCGTAAGTAAGACATTTGTTAAGAGCAAAATGCAAATAGTGTCAGCTAGTTTACCTGAGGCGGCATTACCTGAGCGGATGTCTTTTAAAACCTTTGAAGAAAAAGAGACTGATGTGAATATTGCGGTCAAAATGATAGAGCTCGCATCTTCGAACCAATACGGTCATTTTTATATAGTGTCTGGGGACAGTGATTTTCTTCCAGCGATTAAGTACATCAAGAGAACCTATCGAAGTATAAAGTTTACTAATATCTTACCGATAAATGGTAAGGGTATATCTTTAGGGCAAGTGTGTGATGAGCAGGTAGAAATGAATGAGGAAGACCTTAAGACAAGTCTGCTGGCCGACCAAGTGCCGCATGGAGTTGATGTAATTAGTCGTCCAATAATTTGGAAATGATTTTATAAATTTCTTATCTTTTTCTTAAGTTTTCATCATATTTAAGTGTGTAGTATGGGCGACTTGCGCTCTATTTTTTTGTGTTGACTTTACAACCTTCAAAGAGTACAGAGTGAAAAATTCGAAGCCTTATGCAGGAAATTTGGATCAACATTGCAGGTTTTCGCGGTATATACCAGATTAGCAATCTTGGAAGGGTGCGATCTTTTCATAAGCGTGGAAGTAGAATCTTAAAACCTGGAATTAATAGTTGTGGCTATAAAAAAGTTTATTTGTGTACACCGTTCAAGACTAAAAATTATTATATTCATTGTTTGGTTGCGACTTATTTTGTACAAAACCCATATAATAAAAGGCAGATCAACCACAAAAACGGAATAAAGACTGATAACTCAATTCAAAATTTGGAGTGGTGTACTGCAAAAGAAAATCTAAGACATGCTCGAAGCACAGGATTGCTTAGATCTTGGTCAAAAGTGACAGATGATAGACGTGCTTTAGTACTGAAGGTTGCGTTAAATACCCTTTTGTCCGGATCCGAGATCTCCAATATATGTAATGTGTCACCGAAGTGCGTATATACTATTTTATTTTCGGCTTTGAAAACCGCTTGACCTTTATAAGGCAAAATGGTACAGAGGCCGCGGTTAACTTTTAAACCACATGCAAATCACACTCACGCTCACGGATCGAATCACACTTGGTAGTATTCTTCCGGTTACGGGGAATGCTATCGATTTGACTATTTTTGAATCTATTCGCAACAAGGTAGCTTTGAAAGTAGAGGAAATTGAGAAGTATGAAATCAAATCAGAGCCGAAGGACGGAAACACGATTTACACGTGGAACGCTGATGGACGAGTGGCTGAATTTGAGTCTGAATTCTCTCCATCTGAACTAGAGAAGATCAATTCTGCACTCGATAAGTTAAATGCAGAGAGCAAGCTTGATCCCAATTCGTTCGCTTTATTTAAAAAGTTCTGTTCGAAACCAATCCCAACTGAGGAATGCAGCGCAAACGCGTAGTATTGCTTGAGTTTAGTATTCAGAAAATCGAAGGGGAACCTAACGTCTCTGTACTTGTGTTCCACAACCGTAAGCCAGCGACACGTATGCCGTTCGTGAATAACAAGGAAGATGCGATTGATAAAATTATTTCTTTGATTCAGGCGTTATGAAGATTGAGATTTCAGAAGCAGAGGCAAAATTCATTCTTTCAGCATTAGATAAAGCACCTGCGAAGGGTTTACGTAAATTCCAGATGGTTGTTGATCTGGCTGCTAAATTTCGTGGTGAAGATGTTACTTATCCGTTTGTTCCAACAGAGGCAATTACAGTTCCGGAATCCTTAGTTAAAAACGCCAACTCCATCCATGATGAAATCAAAGCCCAACAGGCTGCGGGTCTTGCTCAGAAGAAGGCAGCTCAGGAACGTGCGAAGACAAATACAAAGGTGAAAAAGTATGAAGTAGGAGGAGTTAAATACGAAGAAGAAGAAATATAACCTATGCCAGCAGGACGTCCGTTAAAATTTCAGTCAGTTGAAGAACTAGATAAAATGATATCTGCCTACTTTGAAAATACTCCAAGGGATGAGTGGACTTGGACGGGGCTTGCTTTGTATCTGGATACTGATAAGTGGACGTTAACCCAATACGCAGATCGGCCAGAATTTACTGCCTCGATTAAAAATGCCTTACTGAAGGTCGAGAATGGTTATGAAATTGATCTCAAGAAACATGGTAGAACAGGCACGATATTCGCGTTAAAGAATTTTGATTGGAAAGACAAGTCTGAGGTCGAAAACAGTGGTGGACAGACTTTAACGTTCACCTGGGAAAATAATGCAGGTAGTTATACCTTACCTCCCGCGAACACATTTCCTGTCGTTGCACAACAGCAACAAACGCTGGAAAGTTCTAGTAGCACACCGGAGAAGCGGAAAGACGGTGGCGACAATCAACCATCTGATACGGGACGCACTGCTACGGCCTAATGGGCGGTATGCGTTTATTGCTCCGACGTATAAACAAGCTAAAAATATTGCTTGGGATTACCTGAAGCAGTTTTCTCGTGTCATTCCTGGCATTAAGATTAATGAGTCTGAATTGAAGATTGATTATCCGAATGGTTCACGTATCACTCTTTATGGTTCGGACTATCCGGATTCGCTGCGTGGTATTGGTTTGGATGGCGTAGTATTCGATGAGTACAGCCAACAGCCGAGTAATATTTTTACTGAAATTATCTCTCCTGCACTAGCGGATAAGAAGGGGTATGCAATTTGGATTGGTACACCGAAGGGACACAACGAGTTCTTTCGGTTATTTCAGTATGCGCAGACACATGAGCAGGATTGGATGTGGTCGTTACTCACGGTAGAGAATACGGATGCCTTGAATGAAGAGGAATTGAAGGAGCAGAAACGTATTTTGAGTGAGGATGAGTACAATCAGGAGTTTATGTGCAGCTTTGAAGCAGCAATCAAGGGCGCAGTGTATAGCTCGGAGATAAATCAGGCGCGAGTATATGGACGGATTAAATCTTTTGACATTGATAGAACTATCCCAGTTAACACCGCATGGGATATTGGAGTTTCAGATTATACGAGTATCTGGTTTTATCAGGATGTTGGCCGAGAAATCCATATCATCGATCATTATGAACACTGGGGCGAAGGTGTCGAGTTCTACGCCATGAAACTGGCAGAATTTGCTCGTGATAGGGGATACCGCTACGGTATACATTATGGCCCGCATGATTTGCGCAAAACAGAGTTTGGTACGGGTAAGACTATTTACGAGGTTTCAAAGAAAAATGGCTTGACTTTTGAGGTCGTAAAGAATACAGGGATTGCGAATGGAATTCAGGCTGTACGCAGTGTGTTTCCTCGGATTTGGATACACGCTGAGAACTGTGAGAAGGGATTAGACAGCCTGACCCAGTATCAATATGAGTGGGACGAAGCGAAAGGATGCTTTAAACCAACCCCACTACACGATTGGTCATCGCACGCAGCTGATGCGTTGCGATATTTAGCCGTGGCTCACACTGATCTGCAACCCCAGGTTGCAAGACAGAGCTACGCGATTGCACCAGCTAAAACCAAGCAGAGTGATTTAGATGAGTTATTTGGAACACCGACAAAATTAACCTATGTCTGACATTGTTATACAGGAGGGAGATAGTACAGCAACACATGTTAAGCAACGCTTTCATGCGATGTGTATCCCCAAAACTGAGGTTTCTAACGTGTGGCAGGAGATGCTACGCTTGTATTACGTTTATGAGCCGTGGCTGGTAAACGGAGAGACTTGGACTAAACCAGTACGTTTTCCAACACTACGTGACGTGGTTTCTGCTTTAGTAGATCGTTTTATGCAAGACCCCCCAGATGCTTTGATTGAGGCTGTAGATGAAAAGGATAAAGATGCAGCTATTGCATTGAAGATGTACATGGATGACATTAAGAATTCAATCCATGAGAAAAAGGTTCGTCGTCAAGTTTTGATCGATATGTTCATGTACGGTAAGGGATTTAGAGGAGTGATGTATCACAAACTAACTCGTAAATATGGCAAAGACGAAAAATGTCTCTTTGACAATGTTGCTACTGAGCGTATTCATCCTCGCGACATTTTTATTGATGACGCGGCTTATCAGTTACACGACAAACTCCGCTTGTCTGGTGCGCGGGATGTGATTCGTCGACGTGTGTACCCATACAGCACGTTCAAAGATATGTTCTCGGAGCAGGATGGATTTCATATTTCGAATGTTCGGCCAGTATCGTATTTCTACACAGATGATTCGTATCTGATTACCAGTGACCGCGAGAATACGGAGAAAAGTGGTGTGATGGCCGTGAAGACATACGAACTGATGGATCAGGAACAAGATTGGTATGCGATCGTAGCGAATGGGAATACAATATTCGAAGGTAAATTAAGTGAATGCAAAGGCACAACAGCAATTCCGGTGGTTGATTATACATTTGAGCCACGTAATGACAGCGTATGGGGAACATCTTTAGGAGAGCTCTTGGCACCGCATATTCTGTTGCGGGATACATTGATTAATCTAGAAATTCTTAATCTTAAATTGACCTTGCAGCCGGTATTGGCCGTGTCTGGCGAATTTGGATTCAATCCCAAAGTCCATGTATTGCAACCAGGAGGTGTGTGGCGTGCAGGTTCTACGCTGAATGGCAAAGTAGCAGATCACATCGAACCTATAGTTTCTGGTAACCCGAATACAAATTTCTACAATTTTCACCAGCTTATTCAGGGGGAAATGAGTGTTACCAGTCGTAGCGATATACGCAATCTGGAGTTTCAAGAGAATAAAACGGCGACAGAAACGATACAGCAGAGCCGGTCTATGAATGCTCATACTGAGCAGGTGGAGAGCATCAATGAGATCGAGGCAGAGGGTGTGCTTGTAGAAATCATGCTAGAGATCATGAAGTGCTACATGGGCGAAAAAGCGGGCGACACGAAGAAGAAAAAACGCATGGTTCATGCAGAGGGATATGTGGTAAATCAGATGGAAGGTTCTAGCCCTCGCTTTATTGAGAAGTCGGGTGCGGAGGGATACTTTGCTATGACTGAAGAAGTAATCAACACCGACGTCGAGGTAAAGGTTGTGGACAAGCGTGCGAAGAAAGCGGCTGAGTTGGAGCGTGTTGGCCGTATTATGCAGGCATTACCATTAGTAGGTAATATGGCGCAGCTTGACCCGGCGGTGTTACAGAAACTAGATATTATTGGTTTGTTAGAACAACTCATTGAATCTATTGGTCTTGATCCGGAGAAATCATTTAAAGAAGACGTCATGGAATACGATGATGAGTTTGAGCTACTCAAGGAAGAGATTGTACTAGGCAATAAGATGGAGGTACCGCCAAAAGAAACGCGTAAAGATGCTCGTAAACGTCTCAAATTCTTACTGGAAATGCGATACGACGATAAGAAGAAAGAGACCAAGCAATGGAAAGAGATGTCGAAAGAGTCTAAAGAGGCCTGGAACTATCACTTGGCCAGAACGATGGATGCGATCATGCGTCCTCAGACTGAGATACAGGAAGAACAAGCAGCTATTCCTCCGGAAATGATGAATCCTGCTATGGCACAGCAACCGGTACAACAACCCATTGCACAGCCTGATAAAGGTTTACTTAACGTGAAGCAGGCACGTCCTAACCAGGTTGTGTAATGGTTTATATCATCTCTAAGAACAGCATTACTGGCAGAAAACCGATGCAAGATCGGGAGCAGGAATTATCTCGTAGGATTGAGCGCGGTACCATCAATGACCGAGATATTGCTGATATTGTGGATCGAGGGTCTATCGGATTGAAAAAGAAATTGGATGAGAAGGTGGATCGTGAAATGAAGAACAAGGAACATTTGCAGCGTATACACGGCAATGTGGTAGATGGTAGAGATACTCAAGGACGTTTATATAAAAATATTTCTCTCAATGAAAAAAGCTTCGGTCTCTAAACATTGTGACAACACCTGCAAGAAGTTGGACTTTGCACTACTCAATTCAGAGCAGTACCAGCTTTACGTAATTGATAGTGATCCTGCCTTAAAGAGTTTGTATCAGCAGTTCTTGAAGGAGAAAGTATGTTTGGAAACTGCGAATTATAAATCTGCCTTAGACAAAATTCGAGCTATTGAGGCCCAGGAAGGGGAAGCAAAGGCATTGAAGAAGAAAAATTCTGATCTTGTGTTTTAACTTTCTAGCGGGCCAGGTTTCTCCCATTGTTTGCCTGGCCTACTAGAGAGCTAAAATTACATTGACTCTCTACGCGTGCCATGGTACAGAGGCCGCGTCAGTATATCATAACAGTATCTATGGGTGATCAATCGAGTGGGGACTCCTTTGTTGCAGAGGGCGATTCAAAAGCTTTCGGACTCGGAGAGGCCACGGCGACGACAACGCCTCAAAAAACAACGGAACCTGTCGAAACTCCCAAAGCGGAGGAGAAGACGGAAACAAAGGAAGAACCTAAGGCCGAAGAGCCAACGGAGAACCCTTTATCAGATGAGCTTAAGAACTATCGCCAAAAGGCTGATACAGCTCATCGCATGGTCATTGAATTACTTGGAGAGAAGTTTAACGAGTTGAAGGCCGGCCGTATGTCCGACAAGGAAATGCGTGCATGGTTTGATGCTCATCCGGACTTTGCAGAGGTAGCGAATCGATCCAAAAAATGGAAAGATTCTTATCGTACTCTCATGGAGCGCGATCCTGCTGCAAAATGGAAAGATGAGAGGCCTAGGGACGTTGAGCCAGAAGAAACGGTTGATGACGATGATCCACAAGATCGTACGGTCAATCCGGACAATAAGATTCTCACAAAGGACGATATTGTCAGCATTCTGGATGAACGGGAAGCTCGCTTGCTGGAAAAGCAATTGAAGCAAACTCAAAAGGCGCTTGCAGAGCAATACGCGATTTCTAGGGGATTGAAAGACGAGAAGTATGAACGTTTCCAAACAAACGTTGATGCTATCGCCAAAGCTAATCCAGACTGGGATAACGATCAAGTATTCGAAGCAGCCGCTAATGTGGTTGATCCAGGCAAAAAAACTCCAGTAAATCTCTCTAATCGAACAGCAAATCTCAAAGAGGGTGAAAATGCAGTGAATGAAGGCGAGGTCTCTCGCCTACAAAAACTGTATAACATTCCACGGGAAAAAGCAGTTCGTATGTTGCAATCCAATGATCAACTACAGAACATTACTGGCGCTGGTGTGTCGCTAATGTCGATGGACGATCTGAGATAGCACGCTAAAAAAAACAATAGGGGAATTCGGCTTGTTAGTGCGCTTTGTTTGAAAGAACAAGGTGGGCTTTTTTTATTTGTATTTATTTTTACTTCTATGGCTAAAGGTTTTGAGGTTTTGAGTCCTCAGAATACGGCGATGAAAGAATATGACGTTAAGTCCGGTTCTGCTGCTTCCATCAAAAACAAGATGTTGGTGAAGGAAGACGGTAGTAATGCAGGTTACGTCACGAAATGCGCCAACGGTGAAACAACTAGTGCTAACATCATCGGTGTTGCATTGGCTGATTCTACTGACACTGCTTCTGCGGATGGCAAGGTATTGATTGCACGTGGTTTTCCTCTGCGCTGCCGCGCTAAGGCAACAACTGCTGCGAATCTCGCTCAGGCAACCAAAAACACGAAGGTGACTTTGGATGTCTCCAGCAATGACAACACGGTAGATGAAGATGATACCTCCAATGGTTTCATCAAGGTTGTCGATTACGACAACACGACCGATGGGAATGTCATCGTGGAAATTGACTGCGAGGTGTAGTTCCAGAAAAACAATGGGGAACTTACTTTTTATCTGTAAAAAATTATGAGTGCTACTGTTGCTCAGGCGAATCTCAATCAAGTAGATTTGCTGGTGAAAGAAGCATTTGATGGTGGCGCAACTGCGTACGAATCCAAATTTCAACAGGTCTTCGTTGTGGAAACTCCACAGCGCAAGGATGAGAAATTCGTTGTTGCTAAAACATCTAATGCGGTCGATGAAGTAGCCGATGGTGCAGATTCTCCGGAAGGCTCGGTGGTTGAGTTGGATGCCAACACGATCACTGTGAAAGTCTACAAATCTGCAATCAAGATCGGTGATCTTCCTGAACTGTTCGATAATTACGGCTTGATCCAACGCATTGGCGCTGGCAAAGGGCGGGATTTCAAGTACAAGATGGATGAATTGGGCGCTTCCTTCTTCAATAACTCTACTAGCTCTACTGCTCCGTACGGATGCACAATCAGCGGGTCTCGTATTCCGTTGGTAGGTGATTCTCAGACGGTCGGTGATACTGGTACAACTCAGGACAATGACACGGAAGGTGCATTGACCAAAACAACCTTCAATACTGCCTATGTAAAAATGACGGAAATGAAGGGCCACAATGGTAACATTGCTGGTTTCCAGGTGAAACGCTTCTTGGTACCTGCTGATCTTCACTTAGCTGCATGGGAAATGCTCATGAGCTCTGGTGAACCAGAAAGTGCCAATCAGAATAAGAACTTCGTCAATTCTCTCGGTATCGAATTGATCATGTGGCCTCTGCTTTCTTCTGCAACGGCTTCTTGGCTGCTTGCTAGCAAGTCTGAAGTAGGTGCATACGGTCTGCGCTATGAGGTGAAAGAACTGCCTCAGATGCGACGTGTGTTCGATCCTGATGCAGGTATCTGGAAATACCTGTTCCGTATGGTTGTGCAACCTGGTGTTGTCGACTATCTCGGTGTGCAAGGAATCAACAACTAATTGTAAGTAAAAAACTGGGCAAGGTGAGTTCTGGCCGTCTCTCAGACGAAAAAGACGGCCGCTTACAACATTATAAAATATTATGGCTGCTAGTGATCGATTGATTTTAAAGGGCTCTACCGGTCTCGTGGTACGAACCGCAGCTGGAAACGAATCCGTCGTTATTTCAAACGAGGGTGTTGTTGCTTTTTCCGGTCTGTCATTTACGGGAAATATAACAATCGGTGATGCTGCAACTGATACACTTACAATCACCTCTCAGGTGGCTGCAAGTGTGGCTTTCGTGAAAGAAGCCAACTACACGGTTTCTGTCGCAACGTCTACTACTGCCAACACGGCAGGCGGTAACCTGACCGTGGTATCTGGTGCTGGTAGCGGTTCTGCTGCAGGTGGTATAGCTTCACTTACCGGTGGCGTAGGTGGTGCAACTGGTGCAGGTGGTGTCTCTAGAATCGTAGGTGGTGCAGGTGGTGCAACCTCCGGAACTGGTGGTGCTGCTCAAGTGACGGGTGGTGCTGGTACGGCCGGCAATGCAAACGGTGGTGATGTTGTCATCACAGGTGGTGCTGCTCATGGCACTGGAGTAGCTGGATATATTATGCATCGTTCGATGTTTAGTATCTCTCAGGGTGCTCCGACGGCTAAAACAACCTCTGCAACGTTGACCGCTGCCGAAGTTTTAGCTGGAATTATTACGGTGAATCAGGGCGCCGGCGCAACCTCTGCGCTGACATTGCCTCTTGCCACTGCAATGGATACGGCTTTGCCTGGATTTGCTGCTGGAGATGCCTTTGACTTCTCTGTGATTAACATTTCTACGGTGGATGCGGAAGATGCAAGTGTAGCAACCAATACAGGTTGGACCCTAGTTGGTTCTATGGACGTGCCTGCGAATAATTCGTCTTCGGTCACGAACAACTGTTCCGGCCGATTCCGAGCTCGCAAGACTGGTGCAGGAGCCTGGACTCTGTATCGACTTTCATAGAGTTTTTTCTCTGCCCTCTTTCGGGAGGGTAGGAATAAGAACTTTACTACATGGAACAAAAAGTACTCGTCGGAATACCGAGTGGATCAGGACAATTGCCTTCTCAGGTGGTACTTTCTTTGCTTGGTTTAAAAAAGCCAAAAGGAACCGTATTTGCCATTGTGTCGCGACAATTCATCGATACAGCACGCAATAGTATTGTGCAGTTGGCACTCAACAAAGGATTCACACATGTATTCTTTGTAGATGACGATATGACCTTGCATCCTGATTCTCTAGTGAGGCTGCTCGCGCGGAAGAAGGACATTGTAGGTGGTGTATATAGAATTCGTGGGGAGACTAAGAAATACGTCGCTTGCTTACAGCGTAAAGGGTGGATTTATCACAAGTTGGAAGGTTTCAAGAAAGAAGGATTACATGAAGTAGATGCTATTGGTACGGGCAGTTTGTTGATTACGCGTAAGGTGCTGGAGAAAGTCTGGAATAAGTATAAAGGATTTCCGTTTCAGATTTCTTACAAGAAGCATGGTGGGAAATTATACAGTCAAACCGAGGATGTGAACTTCTGTGAGAAGGCACAGGCGGTGGGTTTCAAGATTTGGGCCGATACAACGGTACGCCCGGGTCATATTCAGCATGAACCTCAAATTCTTTACTACTAAACATGGCAGAATTACTTAATAGAGAGCGGTCGGGAGGAGGCGTAACCGTTTCAGGTGATAATACTTGGACAGGTGCGCAGACGTTCCGTGATAACAAATTCACGATCACGGACGATAGTGATACAACAAAGGCGTTTGTATTTGAAGTATCAGGAGTTACTACAGGAACTACTCGAACACTAACTGTACCTAATGCCAACTCGACATTAGCAGTGTTGGGCTTGGCACAGACTTTTACCGCAGATCAGACAATTAACTCTAATACAAACCTTCGCATAGGTGGTACGAGTAATAGCTTTGCAAAGATTATTTGGTCAACATCACAGACTCCGGACACGGTTTGTTTTGGGCCAGGAAGTACGGGAAATAGTTTTATATTCTGTGAATCCGCGGATACAGGTTTTGATTTCGCGCACGCACAACAGACCAATCCAACGCTTTATGGACATTCAGCAGTACAGTCCACTACCCAATGGTGGGGCATAACACACGATCAAACAAATGCAAGGTTTACTACCGGAACTGACGCGCCTTTTCATTTTACTGGCCCTGGCTCTACATCAGGTGTTCTTATTGGCAACTTTACAGGGGTAGCTGACCGTGCCTTTGTCGGTGCAAATACCGGCTCTACCTACATGGTACATGGTACTGGTTCTACAGGCTTGCTTTGGATAAATAACGGCGGCAATACTTTCCTCGCCAGTTTGGGCAACGCTGGGAATTTTCGTGTGGGCGACTCTACAATCGGGACAGCACGCTTTGAGGTGGATAACCTTGCGGTTGCTCAGTCCATTGCCGTGTTTATGGATAACGGGACTCCGGTTGTTTCTATTCTGGATGGCGGTATTACAAGATTTAATAACTCTGGCAATGAAGGTATTATTGATATAGGTAGTGCAAGTTCGTATACACGATTACAAGCGAATGGAACTTCTGGATTCTGGCAGGTTGATTCCAACTACGCGAATGTTAATTACTATTTCAAACAAAACGCCGTAATAACGCAGCAATGGGGTGCGGCTGCTTCTGGAACGGATGCAAATGGAGTGGACACTATTCAGTCAGCTGGGCGTGGCACCGGTGCTGGTATCGGAGCAGGATATAAAATTCAAACCTCTCCTCCGATCGGTACAGGAACGACGCTGCAAACATTGGGGGATCGTGTAAACGTAATCGGAAAATATACCACTCTCACCGAATCCTCTGCCACTGCATTTGCTTCGGTCACTGTAGCTTCTGGAACAGTGGCAGGCGGGCTTCTTGTGTATACCGTGGAAGCCAACGATGCAACGGACTACCAAGCTCTATCCGGTTCTATTCCATATTCGATTGTGAATAAGGCAGGCACGCTAACGATAGTACTTGGCACCGATTCACAGGCTTCTTCTACGTCTACGGGAACACTCACAGGAACCATCAGCATGACGGACGCAGGATCGGGTGTTGCTCAATTCAAAATGAGCGCTGTTTCTTCGCTGACGCAAACAACCTTACGGATTAACTGCCAGGTGTTGAAGAATTTCGGTACAGGTGCAATTGCAGCGGTTTAGTCTATTAATTATTTTTTTATCTTATTTTTATGGCTAGCTATACGGTTTCAACGAATGCAGAACAAGAAGAAGCTCTCGATGCTGCTCTTGTGAAGCATAATGCAGATCTTCTTCTAAAAGATAAGGAGGCACTTCAGCTTACCAAGGAAGAATTCATTCAAGCTGAATTTGACGCACGCTGCGAAGATCGCTGCTCGCAACTGAAGGCATCGAAGATGAATAATGTTCTGACTGCGTACAATAACGCGGACGCCGAAAAGAAGGCAGAATTTGAAAACTTAACGAAATAACATGAAGTCAGCACCTCAACAAGTAACATTCTCTGGAAATTTCACCTACACACTGACGCCCTCATACGTTAACAGTGATGTTCTAAGGTGTGATTTTGATGAAGCGATTACTGTTTACCCTTTTTATAGTGCAGGGTCGGGGGAAACAAGTAATACGGTCAGCATTCAAGTACAGACTAATCCTCTTATCAGTGAAGAAGATACGGGAAATCTCTATTGGGCTAATGCCGGAGGGCAATATACGAACTCTTCTGGAACATGGACGGAGGAAGATGCGACGTATACCGTTTCTCAGGGTGATGCTGGAACTTATGAACCTGGACAACCGATTGTATTGGGCAATATGCACGCCCAGCAGATGAGAATTAAGGTAAAGGAAAATGGAGTAGCTACAAATGCCGGTTCCTTACGTTTGATTATTGTTCGTGAAGCTAATTTACGTGTCTAACTATTGAGTCATGTTTTTATCTGCTCCTTACGATTACATTAAGGAAACCATGCGACAGGATGTTGTGGATGCTACTACAACCTATATCGGCTATGCGAAGCCGGCGTTGAGTATCGCTACATCTGCAGCTCAGTGGCACATCTGCAAAGTAACAAGTTCTGGAGGCAATGTGACTGCTATTCAATGGGCCTCGGATAGTTACGACAAAATCTGGGATAACCGTGCCTCTTTAAACTACTCCTAATATGGCATATAAATTCAATCCGTTCACAAATAAACTGGATGATGTAGGCAGTTCTTCTGGAACGGTAACTGGGCCAGGATCGTCAACTGACAACGCAGTGGCGCGCTTCGATGGAGCAGGTGGTTCTACTCTTCAGAACAGCGGGGTAATTATCGATGATTCTAATAATGTTACTGGAATTGCTTCAATAACGATCAACAATACTGGACTGAAGATTAAGGATACTAATGCAAGTCACAATCTCTCCATTGTTCCAGGATCTGATTTATCAGCCGATCGGACATTAACACTCACCACAGGCGACTCGGATCGAACATTAACAATTAGTGGGAATACAACGCTGAGTGGTGGTACACATAGCGGCACGAATACGGGAGATCAGACAATTCAGCTTACGGGGGACGTTACGGGTTCAGGTACGGGGTCATTTGCAGCCACAATTGCGAATGATGCAGTAACGTACGCAAAAATACAGAATGTAAGTGCTACAGATAAGATATTAGGGCGTTCATCCTCCGGCGCAGGTGATGTGGAAGAGATTGATTGCACGGCTGCGGGGCGTGCGCTACTCGATGATGCAAACGCTGCGGCTCAGAGGACTACACTTGGGTTGAATGCAACTACACGCACAATTGTTCTCTCGGCAGCAGGTGGTTGGGGATCTACCACAAATGGAGCGGCCGCTGCGACGAAAGTGGAATACACGACTAACGATCAGGATTTACAATTGATGGATTTTGATCAAACGACTCAAGAGTATGCGCAATGGACGATAGTAATGCCCGATAGTTACGACGGAGGAACAATTACTGGAATCTTCTATTGGACAGCTGCATCTGGTACTGGAACGGTTACATGGACACTTCAGGGGCGCTCCTATGCAGATGATGAGGCCATTGATCAAGCATGGGGTACTGCACAGAGTGTGACGGATACCTTACTTGCTACTGGTGATGTGCATATTACCTCAGCAACTGCTGCGGTTACCTTGGCAGGCACTCCTGCTGGAGGCGAATTAGTGCAAATTAGAGTATCCCGAGACACATCAGACACATTGAATGCGGATGCGCGGTTGATTGCTGTGAAACTTGAATATACGACTTCAACTTTTTCTGACTAATGGCTAACAGATATTG